TACCAACTTTCCACTGATAACAATACCATTACGTTCAACTCTGCCCTACCGCAAGGTGCAGTAGTATTTTGTGAGCGTAGAACTAGAGATGCAGACGGTACATATACAAGTTTTGCCAGTGGTAGTACAATTAGAGCTACTGATCTTAACAATTCAGCAAGAGAATCTAATTTTACTGCACAAGAAGCAAGAAATAAAGCCTTTGATTTAGAAGGTAAGATATATAATACATTAGGACAAGCTGATTTAGTAGTCAAAACCACAGATACTGGTACAGTTGACTCAACTATGATAGCTGACGGAACTATTGTCAATGCTGATATAAATGCAAGTGCTGCAATAGCTGGTACAAAAATTAATGCAGATTTTGGATCTCAAGACGTAATTACTACAGGTAATTTAGGCATTGGAGGTGCAGCTGCTATAACAGGTAACATTTCTGTAAGCGGAACTGTAGATGGTAGAGATGTAGCAGCAGATGGTACTAAGTTAGATGGCATAGAAGCTAATGCAACAGCAGATCAGACAGCAGCAGAGATAAGAACTCTTACTGAAGCTGCTACAGACAGTAATGTTTTTACTGACGCAGATCATACAAAACTTAATAATATTGAGGCTGGGGCTACAGCTGACCAAACTAATGCAGAGATCAAAACTGCATATGAAGCAAACGCTAACACTAACGAGTTTAGTGATGCAGAACAAACTAAACTAGCTGGTATAGAAACAGCAGCTACAGCTGACCAAACCTCTGCTGAAATCAAAACACTACTACAATCTGACAAACTTAGCCTATCTGAGATAAATACTACATCTTTAGATACTAGGTATTTTACAGAAACAGAACTTACAGCTGGTGCTCTTGACGGTAGATACTACACAGAGTCAGAAGCTGAAGCTAAGTTTCTTAGACAAGACTCTAGTGAAACAATAGCTAGTGGTGTAACTTGGTCAAACTCAGACGCATTTGTGGCTACAACAGCTGCTATTAATGCTCGTATAATTGACCTTATTGATGAGGTTGGTGGTTTCACAGCTATTGCAAACCAAACCAGCTTTCCAGCAACTAACCCCCAAGGAGCAACTGGACAGTCAGCTATCTTAAGTATTGCAGCTACAACTGCTACGCTAACTCCTAGTAGTGGAACTATAACCATACCTAACGGAGCTGGTACAGGAAACACTGTTACTATAACTGGTGCACCCACAATACCTCAAAACTTTGGATTCTTAGTAGAGTCTACATCTACATTACATACATATAGTTTTCATAGATTAGTACCTATAGCAACTCAAGTTAATACTGTCGCTTCTAACATTACTAACATTGTCAATGCTGGTGCAAACGTAGTAGACATAAATAACTTTGCTGACATATATCAGATAGCTAGTAGTGCTCCTACACAGAGAGCTGATGGAACTACATTACAAGAAGGTGATTTATGGTTTGATAATAGTAACGATAACTTAACTGTATGGAACGGTAGTGCATTTGCTACTATTACTCCTTCTCAGTCAGTTCTTGATGACGTAGCTATTGTATCTGGTGCTATAACATATAGTGAAGATTTAGGTCTTATTACTAATGCTGTATCTACAGGTAGTTCCAATGGTTCACTTGATATAGTTGCAGATGCACTAGAAGATGAGATTACTTTTACTGTTACAGCAGCTACAGGTAAATTTATTATTGATGGTGTAGATAAACCAGCTCTTACATTACATAAAGGTTGGACATATACATTTGATGTAAGTGATGCCTCTAATGCAAACCATCCATTACGTTTTGAAAGTAGTGGAAGTACTTATAGTACTAACGTCACAGTTACTGGTACACAGGGACAAGCTGGTGCAAAAGTACAGATTGTAATACCAGAATCACAGCCAACTAACTTTAAATATTACTGTACTAACCACAGTGGTATGGGTAATACTATAACTGTGGTTGAAGATCCTATTAAAGGTGTAGCTGATATTTCGGCTAATGTTGTAACAGTAGCTGGTATATCTAGCAACGTAACAACAGTTGCCAATAATAACTCAAATGTTACAGCTGTAGCTGGCAACTTAAGTAATATTAATGCTGCAGCAAATAACGCATCAAACATTAACAGTGCAGTTTCCAATGCTTCAAACATCAACTCAGCAGTATCGAACGCTACAAATATTAATACTGTTGCTGCTTCTATTAGTGACGTTAATCGTTACGCTGCAGAGTATCTTATTTCTGGATCCCAACCTGGCAGCCCCAGTGCTGGAGACTTGTGGTTCGACACAACCTCTAACACCTTAAAAAACTACAACGGTTCTGCTTGGTTAGGTATTACATCTAACTCTGGTATACAGAATGTGGCTGATGACACAACACCCGAACTTGCTGGTGCATTAGACTGTAATAACTTTAATCTTACAGAAGTTGGTACAATTAGTGGTAACAATTTACAACTTGACTTTGGAGCTATATAAATGGCAAAATTATTAAAACTAAGACGAGGTACAACCTCGCAACATAGTAGCTTTACTGGAGCCGAAGGTGAAGTTACGGTAGATACAGACAAGGAAGTTCTTGTCGTACATGACGGCTCAACAGCTGGCGGTCACCCAATGGCTGCTCAAGATATGGATAACGTACCAGCTGGTTCAATACTTGGTACACAATTAGAAAACTCTGGCGTAACTGCTGGTCAATATGGTTCTAGCTCTGCTATTCCTATCGTCACAGTTGATGCTCAAGGTCTAGTTACAGCAGCTTCAACAACTGCGATTGACAGCACAACTATTGCAAACGGTTCGTCAAGCGTATCCGTAGCAAACAACGGTGCTATTACATCTAACGCTAATCACGACTTTTCTGCTGGTATTGACGTGACAGGAAATGTTGCCTGTGATGGAATTAGAATGGGCGATGGCGATGAGATTCGTTTAGGTAATAGTGATGATCTAAAACTTTTTCATAATGGAAACCACTCCATCATTGCTGATGTAGGAACTGGTAACTTACAACTTCGTGCAGCAGATTTCCGTGTAACAAACGCAGATAATTCGGAAACCATGATTGCAGCAAATACTGATGGAGCAGTAGAGCTGTATCACAACAATACAAAACAAGTTCAAACAACTGCTGATGGTGTTGGGTTTGTAAATAACTGTACTTTTTCAGATAATAAAAGGGCAAAGTTTGGTGATAGTAATGACCTACAAATTTTCCATGATGGACACTCTAGAATTACAGATACAGGTAGTGGTGCTTTATTACTAGAAACAGATGGTGGCTCTATTCAGCTTAATAAAGGAACATCTGAAAACATGATTGTTGCCACTGTAGATGGAAAAGTTGAGCTCTTCCATAATGGCACTGGAAAAATTGAGACACAGTCTACGGGAATCGGTGTTTCAGGTAATATTGCAGTTACAGGAACAGTTGACGGTGTAGACGTAGCAATGCTTGGTGGTCTATCATCTAGCTCTGGGGTACTTACTAATGGTGTTACTGCAACAACACAGGGCACATCTGACAACTCAACTAAGGTTGCTACAACTGCATATGTGACCACAGCCATAGGCAATATCCAAGCATTTGTTTCGGGTATGATCCTTATTTGGTCTGGAGCTTCAAACGCTATACCTTCTGGTTGGGTCTTATGTAATGGTTCAAACAGTACTCCTGACTTAAGAGATAGATTTGTTATTGGTGCTACTAATAGTTATTCTGTTGGTGCTACAGGTGGATCGACAACTATTAATGGTAACGTCACTCACAGCCACAGTACTCCAAACCATTCACATGGAATGAATGGACATACTCACAGTACTCCTAACCATAGTCACTCAGTTAATAACCATACCCACAGTATTAGTGGAAGTGTAAGTGGTAACACCAACAACACTGGTGGTCACTCACATAACTGTTCAGCTTGGAGATACGGAAGTACACAGGGTGACGGTACTAGGTTCATGAAACATGACCAAGGTTACCAAAACTATAACCTTAGTACTGGAAATAGTGGAAACCATAACCACAGTTTCTCTGGTAGTTTCAGTGGTAACTCTGGTAACTCAAACCCCAATACAACCTCTTCTGGAGCATCCAATACTGGAGGTGCTAACGGAAACACAACATCTTCTGGAGCATCTAACACAGGTAATAGCGGATCTGGTTCAACAGTTTCAGTGCTTAACCCTTACTATGCTTTATGCTACATAATGAAAACCTAAGTAATATTGGAGTAACAAGCCACAGAATAAGAACGGATTTTAAAATACTTAAAACAATAAATTGTAAGTCTTTAGAAGCTGTGGAACTTATAGTTCATAACTTAGAGCATTTAAAAAAAGCTAAGTTTCCGACTGTAAAGGTTCCGCAGTTTTCATACGAAGTATCTAATCTTGTAATTACGCAAACTTGTGAATTTATAAAAGGATGTGCAGTATCATGTCATCCCTGTAAAGAAAAAGTAATTATGAAAGAGATTGTCCAAAGAGAGGACGATTATACGTTTTCTGATTACCACCACAGTAATTACATAGTAAAAGATAACGACTTATACGCTGTAGATCTCAGTTCGTATGGGTATCTACCAGATAAATACTACCGAAACCACCTATGGATCAACAGACCCAAATCGTGTCTGTAACTAACTTCTGTACTAAACAAGAATTAGAAACAGTACTGAGATACACATACGATAAGAATTGGTCAATACAAACAAGTACCACAGGGGACTCAGCAGAGTTTTTTAAACTCGACTTAACTAACATTAAGTTTTTTAATGATACTTTATTTAATAAATTAAAGAATACATTAAAGCTTGAGTGCTCATTAGACAGAGTTTACTTTAATTTGCAGTACCCAACTCAACATGGGTCATTGCATCAAGACTATTGCCAATACACAGCTATATTGTATGTAACTCCCTGGAATCCAGAATTAGGGGGATTTACACAAATTATGAGTAATAAGATTCTTATTATTCCCCCCATACAAAATTCTTTAATTTGTTTTCCGTCACACTTATTCCATAAGGGATATGCTTGTACACACAATAAACGAATTTCCCTTGCATACAAATTAAACCTACACCAATGAAACTATTTCAAACATTTAAACATACAGTCCCAACCTTTAGAGATCAAATTTATGTAGCCGACAAACAGTTAACACCTGAGTTTTGTAAGGCATGTATTGAAAAATTTGAAAGCGACCCATGTATTTACAGCGGAGTTACAGCAAGTGGACTTCAAGTAAATACTAAACAATCTGATGACTTAATGATCTCAGATTATAACCGTTGGAATAAAGAAGATAACCAGATAGCAAGCCAACTCACTAAGAACTTAAATAATTTCTTTGTGTCATTTGGTGAAAGATTTAGCTGGTGGACTCATCCAGAAATACACGATACTGGTTATCAAATACAAAGAACTCATCCCAATGGTTTTTATAACTGGCACTCAGATGCTGGTAACAGCACAAGGTGGTACACATTCATTTTTTATTTGAATGATATTAAGAATGATGGTTATACAGAGTTCATTGATGGTACAAGGATACAACCTAAAACTGGAAGATTACTACTATTTCCCGCTACAGACATCTATGCACATAGAGGTGTAGCTCCTAAAGACGAGATCAAGTATATCTTAACAGGATGGTTACATAGAGATTTTGATGGAGATACAAGAATCAAAGGTAAGTGGCATGACTTAATAACCGAGCCAGAAAAAACAAATCCTACTTTGCAAACTTTACCTGAGAACAGATTTGAAGCTGAAGATCAACACATAACACTAATAGAAGGAGAAGAGTTAGATATTGAAGATAACAATGTACACATGATTTTAGAGTAAATGGCAATCACTAACACGTGGGACGTAACCAGTTTACGCAGAGACAGTACAGATAAAGTCACTACTATTTCATATCTAGTAACCGCAAAGGAAGGTTCAAAAGATTCCATTGCTCAAGGTTCTGTAGATATAACAGGTGATGTAACTGTAGCTTTTAAAGACATAACAAAAGACACAGCAATTACATGGGCTAAGAACGCATTAGGAGATGAGGTCGCATCTATAGAGGGTACGCTTTCTAAAGATCTTACCGAAACCGATGGTGTGCCTTGGACTTCCTAGACTGTCAAGTACCTCATCAAGTAATAGATGAGATTTATAATCCACTCCTAAATGCACACGAATGGCGTGATGGAAAAGAAAACGCTGGGGACTTAATAAAAGATAGGAAAATACAAGACTTCCTAAGTTTTGACAGTTCCCTACACAATGCTCTTATTCCACAAGTAATGAAAATACTTGAACACGAACTTATCAGAAACTACACCGTACCTAACGTAATGAGTAATATCATGTTTACCAGAACTATGGTAGGCGGTAAATACGGTGGACATTATGATAATGTCTGTATGAATGGGAATCGAGCTGACTATTCCTTCACGTTATTTTTAAACGATGACTACATAGGTGGAGAGTTAGAAGTTAACAAGACTCTTGTAAAACCTAAAAAAGGTAAACTCTTTGTTTACCCGACACGGTATTACCATCAAGTAAAAGAAGTTACTGATGGAACTCGGTATGTCGCTGTTGGTTGGATAACATCTATAGTTCAAGACACAGATATAAGAACTGTTGTTGGTAAACTACAAGAAGTTTCCAAGAAATACCCAGATGTCAAAAATGATTTAACATACCTTGAAAATATACTTTTACAAAAATTCGGACAATTCTAAGATGAAATCTTTATTTATTTTATTAGCAGTAGCTATCGCTGTTCCTGTTATTTCACATCCAGCATGGTATTTACATGACCACGGTGACTTGATGGAGCATACTCATGACATCCACACCCCTAATCATACCCACCACTAAGATACCGCCTGTAAAAGAAATACCGACTGTTTCAATACCTTTACCTACCGCAGATATTCCGTCATATCAGCCTTTGGTAGTGCCTCCTAGCGATCTTAGAGAGCCAGAGGGCACAGAACCAGAGACTACAGAAGAAGCACCTACTGGCATAAGGCAGGTTGATATACCGTTTACGAACTTCAAAATACCTTTACCAGAAAACGAAATACTTATAACGGCTTCTACTACAGCAGTCGTTTCTGTAGCTGCAACCCTAACTGCAACAGCAGCTTTTAAATGGGTTGTTACAGCTATGAAACCAATATTAAAAACAGCATGGAAGAAGATAAAGTTATCAAAGGACAACCCAAAAGTTTCTTAAAAAAGATAAAAGAAAATGTAGACGACCATGATGAACAAATGCAAATACTAGGTGCATTAGTGCGTTTAGGAGTTGTTGTTTGGTCTGGTTTTATCATCACTCTTAACTATGTTGAGTTACCTATGGTTAAAAAACCTTTGGGTGCATCGTCTGACATCACGTTCGTAGCCTCGATTTTTACTGGAGCTTTGGCCACATTTGGTCTTTCTACTGGTAATAGTAAAAAGGTTAAAGAAGAAAAAACCAAACAATGAAAAATTTACTTATTGCTATGCTACTGCTACCTGCAGGTGCATATGCTAATACTGTCACGCCCCAGTTTACTACAGGGTCGATGAACTCTACGACCACTACCACACAAACTATAACCGAAGTAGAACAGCGTCAAGTATTTGGTGCTGAAGTAAAGACTTGGAATGGATCTAATGTAACACCCTCTGCTGATATAGCAGGTAGTGGTACTACATTTACCATAACAGACACAACTCTACCTTGGACTTTAGAAACAACCACCAGATCAGCTGGATTAGTAGAACAATGGGACACCACAACAAACTATACAATAAACTCTACTACTACCTCGCTCTCTGTATTCTCACAATAACACCAGCATATGCGGAAGGAGACACCAATAACTCGTCCAACCCTGTGGCAGCAGCAACAGGAAATGTTACCAATCAGGCTGTGCAATTTCAAAATAACGGAGCACCGTCTAGACAACAATATGGTTCTGCCATATCTTGTAATGGATCAACAATGACGTTTAGCCCCTTTTATATGGGTAATGACACCTCACCATATGACCCAGAGGGTTATGTCATATCAGAGAACTGGGGCTTTCAAATAAACTTTTCAGTGCCACTTAACCGTGACTTGACTAAACAATGTCAAGAAATAGCTAAGAGACAAGAAGAAAAAA